TTACTATTCGTAGCACAGGCGCAACCGCAACCGCCCCTAAACTACGCGCACAATACTCATCTGCTACTTGTATTCACGAAGGCTCTGATGTCTGGTATGTGGTAGGAGATATTGCCTAATGCCAATTCTAGGAATCATCGCCAGTTCTATTTCAGGTAATTTAGAGGCTGGCGACTTTGAGTCTATTGCTACTGTAAGCGTTACATCTGGAACAAGCACTAGCCTTACTTTTACGTCAATCTCTGGAACATATACTCATCTTCAGGTGCGGGGTATTGCAAGATTATCGGGTGGTAACGGAGAACTTGACTTTCAATTTAACTCCGATACTTCAACAAATTATAGTTACCACCGCATGTATGGAAATGGTTCGTCTGTTGCGTCAGAGGCGGCTACATCTACGACTCAGGCAACAGTTGGTTACTACACAGCAGGGACAAGTGTTTTCAATGGAATGGTTGTAGATATTTTAGATTATGCTAATACCAATAAATATAAAACCGTTCGTTCGCTCAATGGTATGGATACTAATGGTGCGGGTATAGTGTTTCTTGATTCTTCCCTTTGGCGCTCAACTTCAGCCATTACCTCAATTACAATTTTCTCCAAAGACGGTTCACGACCTCTAGACCAATACTCCCACTTCGCCCTCTACGGAATACGGAGCGCATAATGCCTACAACTTATGAACCGATAGCAACGACAACTGTTAGTACCACCACCACAGCAACGGTTACTTTTTCTTCTATATCACAAACTTATACGGATTTAGTAGTTGTGTTTTATGGCGGAACAGAATCAGGCGGCACTAATGTTCAATTCAAAGTAAATAATGATACTGGTAGCAACTATTCTTTTACAATTCTGCGCGGTAATGGAACAACCGTTAGTGCCGATAGGGAATCTAACTTCTCAGGCTATTTTCGTTGGGGTGCTTACGCCACTCCAACGGCAGAGTTTAGCACTGTGGATTTTGCGCATTTGATGAATTATGCAAACACTACAACTTACAAAACATTACTATTTAGAACTAATAATGCCAGTAATGGCGTTGATGCATCAGTAGGTTTATGGCGCAACACATCTGCAATAAATAGAATAGATATCACTATCCCTGCAACTAATTATTTCAGGAATGGTTCAACTATAACAATTTACGGAATTAAGGCGGCATAATGGCTAACACATATACGGCAATAGCCACAGTAACTGTGGGTAGTGGTGGGGCTGCGAACATAGAATTTACCTCTATTCCACAAACTTATACTGATTTGGTAGTAAAAGTATCGCTTAGAGATAATAGAACAGATGCTCCCGTTACAGATACTTTACTAACATTTAACAATTCTGGTTCTGGTTATTCACTTAAAGGCATATATTCAAATTCTCCTACTGTTGCTTCTTTTTCTTCATCTGGAGCAGCCTATATTGCTGGCACTTATGAAAATACAAGCCAATCAGGCAATGCTAGTGCTTTTTCAAATTCTGAATACTATATACCTAACTACACATCATCTAGTAATAAATCTGTGAGTGTAGATGGAGTAACAGAAAAAAATGCAACAACAGATATTTATATGTCTTTAATTGCTGGATTATGGTCTAACACTTCTGCTATCACTTCAATAAAATTAACACCTATGTTCTCTTTATCTTTTGTTCAATACTCAACAGCCACCCTATACGGAATCAAGAACTCATAACGAAAGGAAAAAACAATGCCAACCAAAATAATCATAGACTGCTCAACTGGAGTAACTACTGAGGTAGAACTAACCGCCGAGGAAGTTGCTCAGCGCGAGGCAGACGCAGTTGCCTTTGCAAAAGCGGAAGCCATACGCGTAGCGCAAACAGAAGCCAAAGCAACCGCCAAAGCCTCAGCCCTTGCTAAACTAAATAAACTAGGGCTCACGGCAGAAGAAGTCGCCACGCTTATTTCTTAATCTTTAGAAAGGCCAGTAATGACTACCACTTATCGCTATATCTTCGCCGACCTTTTAAGTAATAACACTATTGCGGAACTGCCACTCACTAACGTTTCTTTTACGCAACAACTTAATCAGGCTGGCACATTTAGTGGCTCTATTTTACTCACAGGCATAGATAGCGAAAAATATAACGCCATTAATGGAACAATTCCGGGGCGCACTACTTTATTTGTAGATAGAGATGGCACTATTATTTGGGGTGGGATTATTTGGGGTCGGTCATATAATTCTAATGAGCAAACTTTATCATTTAATGCGCGAGAGTTTGAAAGTTATTTTGAGCGTAGGCGGATTACGACTACCACCTCTTTTACAAACCAAGACCAACTGGCCATTGCGCGTAACTTAATTACACAAGCGCAATCAGCCGCATATGGCGACATAGGCATATTAGTTGGCACAGAAACGTCTGGCATTAATTTATCGCGCACGTATTATGGCTACGAACACAAACAAACATATCAAGCAATTCAAGACATTGCGCGTCAAGAAGATGGTTTTGATTTTTTAATTGAGTGCGCTTATGACGGTGGCGGCACAATAATAAAAACACTAAAACTTGGCTATCCACGAATTGGAACGGCATATACATCTAGTTCTATAACTGTTCCTGTATTTGAATTACCAGCCAGCAATATTGTTTTTTATGACTTTTCGGAAGACGCGTCTAATATGGCAAATACTGTTTATGCTTTAGGCGCAGGAAGTAATGAAGGCAAACTAATAATTACCGAGCAAGATACAGCAAAATTTGCCGAAGGCTGGGCTTTACTAGAGGAACAATCTAATTATTCAGACGTAACAAGTTCTGCCTATCTTGAGGAATTAGCAGAGGGTCAAGTGTTGGCAATAAGTGAGCCAATAGGTATTTTTAAAATAATAGTGCCAGCCTTTGAACAACCGTTATTTGGTTCTTACAGTATTGGCGATGACGCGCGCCTACGTATAACAGACCAACGCTTTCCAACAACACTTGATGAAATATATCGGATTGTTGGCATAACAGTTACGCCTGGAGAAGATGGGCCAGAGCGCGTTACATTAACACTTACCACTACAACTAATTAGAGGCAAATATGGCATTTATTAATCAACCAGCAGACTTTCGTTCCTTATTAGCCGATTTAAATAATCGTTTGCGTTTGCTAGAAACTGCCACAAGATTTACATTTCCTGCGGTAACATCAGACCCCACAAACCCGCGCATTGGTGACGCTTGGCTTAATACGACCACAAATCAGGCAAAAATCGTAGATGGCCTTGGTAACGTGCGCGTGATAACATTGGTGTGATATGAGCACAAACGAATGGGCTGGATTAGCCGTAAGCCTTACAACGCTTATTGGCGCGCTTGCTATAGGCGTTCGCCATCTCGTAAAGTATTATTTGGCAGAACTGAAACCAAATGGCGGCACAAGTATTAAAGATAAAATCAAAGACATTGACGGCAAAGTGGATAAACTAGAGTTAAGAGTTGATGAAATTTACGCCTTGTTAATAAAGAAAAGAGTTGGCAAATGAGTAAAGAATTAGCGGCAGATATTGCCGTAACACAAAAAGGTTATCAAGAAGGCTCAAATAACGAAACAATGTATGGCGATTGGTATGGCATGAAAAACCAGCCGTGGTGTGCCATGTTTGTTTCATGGTGTTTTTTTCAGGCGGGAATTGTTAAAAGTGTTGCCGCCTCTAGTAAAAAAGGCTTTGCTAGTTGCGACGCAGGCTTAAAATGGTTTTCAAAGCACAATAAACTTATTCCAATCGGGCAGGCAGAACGTGGCGATATTGCTTTCTTTCAATTTGATAATGACGCACAGCCCGACCATACGGGAATTGTCGTTAAAAATAACGGCAAATATTTGTGGTGTATTGAAGGTAATACTGCCGCAGATAATAAAGGCTCACAAAGTAACGGAGATGGCGTTTTTCGTAAGAAACGCGCCTACTCTCTCGTTATGGCAGTAGCCCGACCATAAGGAGAAACATGAACGACCAATTAAAAGCGGCACTTGCTTCCTATTTACGCACACTTGCGGCAGTAGTAACATTTGCGGTTTCACAAGGCGAAACAGACGTTAAGAAGATTCTTCTTGGCGCACTTATCGCTGTAATTGGACCAGCGGCTCGTGCCGTCAATCCAAACGACCCTGCTTTTGGCAAGGGTTCGTTCTAAACGGCATGTCCGTTACAACTAAATAACGCTAATCCGATGGCGGAAATGGGAAACCCGCCATCGGCTTAGGTGAGGCAAATATGACCCTATTAGAGCGATTTACAGCCAAATACAGACTAGACGAGAACGGTTGCTGGATTTGGCAGGCAAGTAAGTTAAAGAGCGGCTACGGCGTTTTTACGGACTATGGGCGTAAAACTGTTACAGCACATAGATGGGCTTACAGACACTTCAAAGGCGAGATACCAATTGGCTTAGTTATAGACCACATCTGCCGTAATACAAGTTGCGTAAATCCAAATCATTTACAAGCCATACCGCAATCAAAAAACATTGAACGTTCTTTATATGCCAAAAGGCGGCGCGCTCGCACGCATTGTAAGTATGGGCATGAATACACGCCAGCAAACACCAAACGCTCGCCTAATCAACGCGGAAGAATTTGCTTAACTTGTTTAAGTAAAGGCTAAGCCACGCGCTCTATTCGGCGGTCTTTGCGGTATTCTTCTGGCATGTCTTTAGAGAAGGCTATTGAAGAAGTAAGATACAAAGCCAATGACGTATGTGCTTTTGTGCGGTTAATAGATAGTTTAAGTAAGGAAGATAAAGAAACATTACTGCAAGCACTTGAAAATAAAGTGCCTGACGTAACACTTGCCTCTGCTTTACGTAAAGAAGGCTGGCGCGTGGCCGAATACAGTATTGCTAGACACAGGAAAGGAACTTGTCGGTGTCTGCACACAATAAAAAAATAAAAGAAATCCTTGAAGAAAGAGAAATGTATCATGGCGATTTCTATTTTAATTTTGTAGCAATTGGCAAGATATGGGGCGCGTTATTAGGCATTGAGCCTATTGAGCCATATAAAGTGGCATTAATGATGGATTCTTTTAAGACAGTAAGAGCATTTAATAATCCAGAACATGAAGATAACTGGCTAGATAAATTTGGATATACACAACATGCACAAAGTTCTGCCTTCTATGATATAGCAAAGAGAAAAACATGACTTTAGCCAAACGTTTATCGGAACTTCCTGCCGAAATATCTTCCGAAGATGTAGTGGAATTACGTAAAGCCTTAGTGCGCACACAAAAACAATTAAAGGATTCCAAGAACCGCACAGATGAATTAGTAGAAGCCACAAAGCAGGCGGCTTATGACGCGACACTTGCTATGGGTCCAGTAACAGACGTAGTGGCGCCATTAGCCGATAAGCGTAAGAAAAATACAGAGTGCGCGTTATGGCATTTAACTGATTGGCAAGGCAGTAAAAAGACAAGCACATATAACACCGAAGTAATGCGCAAACGTGTTAATTTGTTTATAGATAAAGCGCACAGAATTACAGACATACAGCGCGCCGACCACCCAGTTAAAGATGTTGTAATTATGTTTGGCGGAGATATGGTAGAGGGTTTATTTAACTATCCAGCACAGTTACACGAAATAGATTCCAGTTTGTTTGGACAGTATGTAAATGTAAGCCGTTTAATTGTAGATACTGTGCGGCGAGCATTAACTATCTATGAAAATGTAATAGTGGTAGCAGAGTGGGGTAATCACGGAAGAATTGGCAGTAAGCGCGCAGACGTTCCACGTAGCGATAACATTGACCGCATGTGTTACGAACTGGCGCGCCAGTTATTATCTAGCGAAAAAAGATTATCTTGGCAAGATTGTCCTGATGATGTTCAACGTGTAGAGGTCGGCAACTATCGCGCCTTATTGATACATGGCGACGAAGTAGGAAGAAATGGCTTTGCCTCGCCAACCGCTATTGTGCAACACGCTAATCGTTGGCGAAGCGGCGCATATCCGTGGGAATTTAGAGATGTTTATATCGGGCATTACCACACACATGCTTGCTGGCCCATGGCAAACGGCTTAGGCTCGGTTTATCAAACTGGAAGCACAGAATCAGATAATAGATACGCCAGAGATTTATTAGCGGCGAGTGCCATACCAAGCCAGCGCCTACATTTTATTGACCCAATTAAAGGCAGAGTTACCGCCGAATATAAGATTTGGCTGGACTAGAATCTACTGCGTCAATCGCCTCATCTAAAGAATAGCCATGTTCTGTGGCGCAATTGCCACATTGTAAGCACATTATTCTTCTTCTTCATCATCTCCATAATCGGAGGTAATTAGGCGCATATCTGAAACATCTATGCCGTTTTCTTTGGCATGTGCCATTGTTTCCTTAAATACATTTAAGGCGCGATTTGCTAAATCATCTACTAAATCAGGATATTCAATTTCTGTGCCAAATTGCACAACTAGACCGCCACAACGTATTTCTATGTGCGTGTAGTTTGATTTAAGTGCCATGTCGCGCATTGTAAGTGCGTTACGCACTGTTACGCCAATAGGCGCACATGTAAAGACACGCAGTTGTTCAATCCGCCGCGCCGCCACAGCGCCAGCACACGCTTAATGCCATATTAAGCACTTTATTTGGCACGTAGTAACTCTCTCGGTAACGCGTTAAAAGTAGCGTCAGGCTTTATGTGATAGGCTGTCCTTATAACTTAATAGTGAATCTCAAAAACAGTTCAAGCGTTCTAGAGCGAGATTAGTCCGTGACCGAATCGTGACTATATCGCCACTAGATTCAGACCCAGAAATGGCCGCGATTTAATAAATCGCAACTTCGCCTCTAGTGAGTAGAGATTCCACGCCGCATTTGATAACTACATAGAGAAGGCAAGAAAATTGGCGCAGTTGTTAGTAAAGCGCCACTTTTCAACATGTAACCAGCAAAACTGCCAAAGTCCAAATCGCCAGCACATTTCAGAACTTCTAACGCCTAGGCCGTTAAGTTCAAAAAATCAGGCGCAGTTTGGTATTCGCCACGTGTCCGAATCGGCGGCGAAGTAATACTTTTGGAAAGTTTGTGGCCCACCGCAAAGTTGTAACAGATAGTAAAACGCCAAGACGCACACAAAATGTGCCGAGCGTGTGATATTTACTGGAAGTTATTTGATAGCGGCGAAGGACCCAATGGCGAACTAGCCTTAGAACATAACTATCTAGGACAGCACACAAATCCGAAACAACGTGGCACTAAAAGCCACGTTGTCTAGTGGCATTAATTGGCGAGCCACTACTGATGAGGACAGCCAAATAAATATGCGCAGTTGTTCAAGCGGCGCACTAACCGAAAGGCAAGCACATGAGTAAAAAGCACTTCATAGCAATGGCAATACAGTTCGCACAAACAAGAAAAACAATACTAAATAGTGGTCTTGGACTTGTAGCAACAAGCCACATGTTAATGGGTTACACAGACGCCGTTATAGCGTTTTGTAAAGTGGCAAAAAATAGCAATTCAAACTTTGACCACAATTACTTCTTAGATTTCATTGATGAAATCGTAGAAGGCAAGCGCGACACATTTGGCAAGTTAATCAAAACAAAAAAGGTGGCATAACAATGAACGTAAAAACACTTATACAAACACTTAGGCAAACACTTCAACTAAAAATTGAAAAGTTAGAAGATAATAAAGCGGATTATTACGCCGATAATCACAATCAAACAGATTCACATATCATGTGGCTGCAAGGACAAATTGATGGCATTAAATATGCAATCAAAATGATAGAAGAGACATACTAATGAAAGGAATCAGCACTCAAACGCTCCAGCAAAGTCTTGATATCTACTATCAAAGACTAACAAACTGGAACATAACTGAAGAGAAGCGCCAAAAATACTTGAAGCGCATAGAAGAAATCACAGATGAACTAAACAAAAGAGAGGTTGCATAAAATGGCACGTAAAGTAAATAAAAAGGCACTACAAAAACAAATAAAAGAGTTAAAAAACAATCTAGTAAAAATGCAAACACTAATAACAGAACTAGAATCAAGACTAGATGGCGAATTGTATTGTGAGTGCCATCTAGTTGAAATTAACTGGTGTCCTGAAACACTAGAAAAAGAATGGCAAAATACGATAAAGCACATACAGACAAACAAAACAAAAAAGGGAGTATAACAATGGACGCAAAAACATTACGACAAGTTAAATACTGGGTAATCCGACCAGAAGCCGAGCCACGCGCCGTTCAAATTGACGCATTTCTTGGCGAATTGTATTTAGGGCAATACACGTTTTACAACTCATCTATCAAGGACGCAAAGCATGACGCAAGACAGCGAATCAAAAAGTTTGGTTCGCTTAACTAACTAACAAGAAAAGGACAGGCAAATAACATGGCACTAAATTGGAGTATAGAAAACTGTAACGATTGGGAACAATTAATTACAGACGATAACTGGCAAGTTACTAACGCACTTGTTTGGCTAACAATGGGCGTGGATTTAGGCGAGATTAACGAAAGCAACGTAAATGATTTCTATGCACGAATCAAAGTGTGGGAAAGAGTTTGTGGGCACCTTCTTATAGCGCCTTATTACATAACGTTTGAAGATGTATTCCGCCGCGTGGGCTTATCGTCAAACGTTAGCAATCAATCACTTAATGAGTGGCTAAAACGCGTTATCAAAATCGCCAATAGTAAAGAAACTAATTTAACACTTACCAACATTAAAGCCACTTACTATGCCGCACTAGAAGAGGCAGAAGTTAAGTTAAAAGAGTTAGTAGGCGCATGATGGCTACTGATACAGATAAAAAATCACAACGCTCAGGACATATTACTTGTGGCGCTTGTGGCAAACATGTAGTAACTGGCACATGGATTAACTTGGCTTTTTGCCCTGACGCCACATGTATTAATAGCGAAGAAAACTATTTAACCAATTAAGCCGAAACGTGCCAAATATGCGCAATTGTTTAAGCAACGCACATATTTGGCGCGTCTAGTGGTAAATGCCACTACTGATGAGGCTCATCAGCACAAACAAAGGACAGAAACATGGAAAGCACAACAGAAACAGCACGACAAAAAATAGAAAGGCTCATAAACACTTTACAAGGCGAGGCATTACTAGCCGAATTTGATGATTTACAAAATCGGTTGGACAGAAAAGATGAAACAATCGCCAATTATCGCGGCAATGAAACCGCTCGCACAAAGCAACTTTTTGACGCACGCGAAGCGGTCCGTAACTTCTTCAAAGATGAATTTGATGGCGATAAAGACGCCACAGTTTCATTTACTCTTGACGAAGTTAATGATTTACTGGACTTAATTGACGCCGATAAGTTGTCTTTCACTTATTCCGCCACAGTAAAGATAGAATTTACTGTTACTGGAATTGAGGCAGACTCCGAGGAAGACGCAGAAAATCTAGTCCGCGATAATCTGCAATATCAATTGCTAGGCGAATTACGCAATAACAACATGGAAGATGAAAGTGTTGAAGTTGAAGACGTGGAGGCAGAATAATGACCGAAGCAACAGATAGTTACGTAACGGCAGGGCCAAGTGGGGCTTACGTAGAGGCATGCGTTTGGTTCAATTTGGCAAAACAAAATCAAGTGTTAGTAATTAAGTTTTCTAAGTGGCTTAATTGGTATAACGCCGCGCGTTTTACAAACGCACGTATTGTTCCGCCAGCCCCAGATTTCTGTGGCGACACTTATGAAATAGCAAATAAAGTAAGAGATGAACTGAACCAATTAGCGGAGCAACTACAAACAGAAAAGTTGTTTCAACAACTAAACGAAAGGCAAGGACAGAAATAATGGCACATAGACTAGAACAGTTTGAAGATGGCACAACCGCCTTCTTCGCCGCGCGAGAAGTAGCGTGGCACAAACTTGGCACAGTTACAGAAGGCGCGCTAACGGCGGAAGAAGCACTTAAAACCGCTTATCTAAACTGGAACGTAATCAAATCGGACAATCCAGTTTCAACAATGATTCCAATGTTTGGTGATTCAGCAATGGAACAAGGCTCAATGGAAGAAGTAACACACAGCGATAGATTTATTACCTATCGCCATCACCCTAAAACTGGCGAGGCGCAGGCACTTGGCGTTGTCGGTAATCGTTACTACGTTGTCCAGAACGCAGAAGCGTTTGAGTTTCTTAATTATGTGGCTGATGAATCAGGCGCAGTTTTTGAAACGGCTGGCTCAATAAATAATGGTCGTAAAGTGTTTATGACTATGAAAATGCCTAAAGGATTACTTATTGGCGGCATAGACGCCGTTGATATGTATTTGATGGCATGGAACACACATGATGGCTCATCATCATTTAGTGTTTGTGTTACTCCAATCCGCGTTGTATGCCAAAACACATTGTCGGCGGCACTACGCGCGGCAAAATCTAAATACTCAATACGCCATACGCCTTCCGCTAGCGGCAAGATTCAAGCGGCGCGCGAAGCACTCAAAGTTACTTTTGAGTATTCAGCCGTATTTGAGAAAGAGGCAGAATCATTACTTAACCAGCCTATGGCAGACAAAGAGTTTGCCAAGTTAGTTGAGAAGATTGTGCCACTTGATGTTGATGAAGAATCACCACGCGCCATTACTATGGCTACACAAACACGTGGCACTCTAATGGGTTTGTGGAACGCGCCAACACAAGCCAACATTAAGAATACAAAATGGGCGGCTTACAACACGTTTGTGGAGTATTCGGATTGGGCTAAGCCAGTTCGCTCTAAAGACGTTGATGTGGCACGTGCCGAGCGTATTGTTAATGGAAGTGGCGATAGATTCAAGAACAAGATATTGGCACTACTGTAATTAAGTAGCCAGCCAAACTAACTGATTAGGCGCGTTGGCGTTTATGTAGTGTAGTAAAGACACGCTACACAAATGGCTAACGCGCCTATGACGTTCCAAATCGTTTTTTCAAGTATCATCTACAACTGGAGGCAAACCCAAATGATAAGTAATGTAATAGCCATTTTATTCTCAATGGTTTTCGCTAGTGGCGTAATGATTCTTATTCGCCTTAATATAGACAGCAAATTAACTCTAAGAGGCAGACGCCTTGTTTTTGTTCTAGCGTTAGTGGCTGGCTTTTTTATCGCACAATTCGCAACGCACTTCTATGTAAATTGCGATTTAAGACCAACTGCAAGCACAAGCACATGCCAAATGGCATGGAATTAGGCGCAGTTGTTTAATCCGCCGCAAGGCGCGGCGGATTTAAGCAGATGGAAGGCGAAATAATGGCACGTATCAAAGTAAAGGCAATAATCGCAGTAGATATGCCTGAACCAAAAGAAGGCACAGTAAAGCAAACGCCAAAAGAACGCCGTGAAGAATTACGCGAACACGCAAGTTTCGTAATTATTGACGCGCTTACTTTGGCAGAACTAAATCCATCTGTTATTCGCTTGAATTTATCACGCGAAAAGAAAACAAAGGGAGAAATAAATGAGTAATAACGCGGCACTTGCCGTTACAAATGAGCAAGCGTTTTGGCACGATAAGCAAATCGCGGCTCTTAATCAATTAGGACTACAAGGCGCACCAAAAGGCGACTTGGCAGTTTTTCTACACTTCGCACAACGGACAGGGCTTGACCCATTTGCTCGCCAAATCTATATGATAAATCGCGGTGGCAGATACACAATTCAGGCAAGTATTGATGGATTACGTATCGTGGCACAACGAAGTGGCGAATATGCTGGACAAGTTGGCCCCTTTTGGTGTGGAACAGATGGCGAATGGACAGATGTTTGGTTGGAATCAACTCCGCCTATCGCGTCTAAAGTTGGCGTCAATCGTAAGGGCTTTACAGAACCCTTATGGGCTGTGGCGCGATTTGATTCATATTGCCCACTAGGCAAAGACAACAAACCAATGGGCTTATGGAACAAAATGGCTGATGTTATGTTGGCTAAATGCGCCGAATCATTGGCGTTACGTAAGGCGTTTCCAAATGATTTGTCGGGTATCTATACGGCAGAAGAAATGGAACAGGCTGATGTATCAAGTCAAGCGCCAGTTATCGCCACAGTTGAATTGCCTGCACAGCAATTTGTAGCCAATGATGATTTAACTGTTGATTTGCGCAAGATATTAGACGAGGCAGATAAATGTGATTCCGTAGAAGCACTTAGGGCGTTATATGAACGCCATAAGGCATATTTGGAATATAAATTTAAGCCCACAGATAATGACGATTTCACAACCCTTAAAAGTGAAATACTAATGAAACGCGCCAAGTTAATTCTTAGCGAAGTGGCGCCTAATGTCTAATTCATTCCTTAATATGGAATTGAATTTAACTGGCGTTATATCGCCTGCGGATAAGTTTGAGGAATTTAACAGACTTAATCCGCAGGTGTATGACGCACTTGAATCAATGACTAGAGAAATGGTTAATCGGGGCAGGCATAAAATAGGCATAAAAATGCTTTTTGAGGTTTTGCGCTGGAACTATTATATGAAAACCGATGACCCTAATTCTGATTTCAAGATAAATAACAATTATGCGCCTTATTATTCGCGGCTCATTATTGCCAATAATCCCACATGGGAAAAAGTGTTTGAATTAAGAGAAATAAGGAGCAATTAAGATGGGAATAGATAAAGAAACGCTCAAGTTTTTTGAGCAAATTTACGCGAATGGCACAACAACAACCAAACAAACATCAATAACTGTTAAGCCAATTACAAACAACAAAGATTTTGAATTGGCTGTTTCGGTGGATAAATTGTTTGAACTATATGGCAATTTAATACTCGCTGGCTTCTCGCAAGATGAAGCACTTATTATCATAGTTGGCGTGATAGTTGATGGACACAAAGACTAACGAGCCATATCGCTGTTGGTATTGCGCCAACTGGAAACCAAATCCGTTGGCGCAATGTTCAATTTGTGGTAACACAGGAAAGGATAAACCAAATGGTTACACCACAGGCTATAGAAAATAGGCTGGCGACATTATCTAAAGAAGTAGATGATTCACATGCCTACTTAGAACAAGCCGAACATGGCTATCACAAAGCAAAAGCCACTTACGAAATAGCGGTGGCTAAAACGCGTTTGTCTTACATTAACGATAAATTGCGTGTTCAAGATGTTAATGACCAAGCACTTGTTTTATGTGCCGAGCAATATCAGGCACTAAACGTGGCAGAGGCAACCGTCAAAGCGGCGCGCGCAAATGCCACGCGTATTAGAACGCAAGTGGATATAGCACGTTCTATCGGAACTTCCGTTAGAGCCTCACTAGAGATATAGAAAGGCGCACATGAAAGTAGGGCAGTTAAAAACAATGTTAAGCACAATGTCTGATTCTGAGGAAATCTGTCTAGTCATTTTTACTAAAGATGAACTAGATGAAATCTTAGAAGAAATGAATCTAAAACCAGCAACAGAATCGCAATGGCAATTTATCGCGCAACGCTTTAATAGAAGTAAGGCAGTAAATCAAATTGCCGATGAAACATTTACGGAAATGGCATACACATTTGCCTACAAACTAGGCGGAAGGGAAAACGTTAATGAAAATTGATGAAATGTTAATGAAAGCACTTACAAGTTACGACAACAATCGCGAACGCTCACAGCAAGAGCAAATTGGCGTATCACAACTAGGCGGTTGTCGGAAACAAGTGTGGCTCCAACTACAAAAGGCAGAAAAAACAAATCAAAATACGTTACGCCTGCCAGCCCTTATGGGAACGGCTATTCACAAAATGATTGAAGAAGCAATAACAAAAGAATCATGGGGCGAATACGAACTTGAAGTGGCATTGGAACACGATGGCATAAAAGGGCATGTTGATTTGTATATTCCCGAAGTTGGCGCGATTGTAGATTGGAAAACAACTAAGTTAAAAAGCCTAGATTATTTTCCAAGTAAGCAACAACGTTGGCAAGTTCATGTATATGCGTGGCTTATTACGAAGGTTCGTAACACTACGCCAAAAACTGTAACCCTAGTAGCCATACCGCGTGATGGCGATGAGAGGCAAATCAAGATACACACCGAAGAATACAGCGAAGCAATTGCCTTAGAAGCAGTTGCGTGGCTACGTGATGTTGAATCGCGTGATGTAGCGCCTGAACCTGAGCGTTACGCGGCACAATTCTGCCAACATTATTGTTCTTATTTTGGCGATAAATGCGGTGGTAAGGGAAAAGAATTAACTGGCGAAATTATTGAAGATGTAACAATAATTGGCGCCATAAAACGTTATTTGGATTTAGATAG